GGGGTCACGTAGGCGGCTCGTCTCATGCACCCTCCTTTCCCATGGACAGACCGCTGAACCACTCCCCGATAGCACCGGGCCAGATGCTCCAGGAGCGGACCACGAGCCTCGACGGGGAAGGTCGCCGGCCAGTCGCGACCGGCATGAGGATCGCGGCCACGGGGACCGTGCCATCGGCCGGACCCATGCGGGCGGCCTCGAGCATTCGGTAAAAGCTCTTCCAGGCATCCTCGTCCTTCATGCGGCACCCTCCTCTGCCCCCTCAGGGGGCTTCCGGCTGTTCCCGTTCCCTCCGGTGACTGCACCGCTCTCGAGGAGGGCCGCGGGCACCGGAGAATGGACCTGGCATGGACATCGGGCGCGCCGTCGGAGGTCTTCTTCTTCAAGACGTGCCCTTCCGGCCTCCCAGAACCGCTCCAGAGCGCCGCCGACCTTCTTGGCCAGGCCCAGGGGCTCGCGAAGCCTCTCCATCTCGACCGAGAGATCCGGGCAGCTCCACTCCTCGAGAGGGGTCTCCAGGCGTCTTGAGTCGGCGAGCCGCTCCTGGATCCAGGCCTCGGGGTCGCGGACGCCCTTGTGGGCTTCGGCGAGACGAAGGAGTTCCACGCTGAGTCGATCGATCTGCTCTGGAGCCGCCTCGAGGCGGGCGAAGAGGTCTAGCAAGCGGCGGGCCAGAATCTGGCCATAGAGCCGCTCCAGGACCGCCCGAGCCGGTCCCGCTGTAGTAGAAGTAGATGTAGAAGTAGGAGTCCGTCGACCCCGTCCGGTGTGACCAGGGGTTAACGGCAAGTGTTGTTGAGCACTTACGGCTTCTTCAGACGGAACTGCAGGTGGAACCCAGGCGGAACTGACCCGGAACTCAGGCGGAACTGACCCGGAACTCGAAAAAGATGAAAAAAAACGATCGGCGGCCCGGCGCCAGACCGAATCGGGGGTCTCGACGGCCGGGTTGTACTCGATGATCCGGACCCCGCGCTCGCCCCGCCCAACCACCGTCACGATCCCCCACTCGATGAGCCGGCCGAGCATCTTCCGGTATTGGCGGTCCGTCCGCCGGTGCCCCCGCCTGGCCATCCGGCCCGGATGGAACGGGAACGGCCCGTCGACCTTCCACCTGGACGAGTGGGTGATGCGGGCCGTCTCACACATGTCCAGGATCTCCTGGGCAGTCGGTGTGAGCATCGGGACGGGGAAGCCCGCACGCCGCGCTTCCATGCGCCAGCCGCGTCGACGGCTCACGGCCGGGCTCCTTCCTCGGGCGTGCGGGTTCTTTCCTCGGTGTGGGCGTGGGGTGGGCAGTAAAGGATTGGCTCGGCCTCAGCGGAGGCCCCGAGGGCGTGGAGGTCGCAGAGGCGCCGGTCGCAGGTCCTGGCCCGGCCTCCACGGCGGACGGGGTAACGGCAGAGGTGGCGGCCTGGCAGCCCGCAGTAATGGCAGAGGGGCCGCCGGCTCGCCCTGGGCCCGCAGGACAGCGCCATTGTCCCGTCCGGGAACCTTTGGACCTGATAGCCCATCTTGAGCCCTCCGTGGCTCTCAGAGATCCCCGTTGTGGCCTTCTGTGGGGGGCCTGCACCCCCTATGGGCAAACTGAAACGACCTGGCACGTTGGAGCCACTTCTCGACTCGAGCTGGGCACTCGAGGCGTTCTTGGGCCCCGCAGCGCCTGCAAACGAACCCGAACGGCTCTTGGGATCCGTCCGTGGCTCGAATCCAAGTCGCTCGGGACGCCACCGGCGACGATCCCGAGCCCCCACGATCCAACTTCCTCATCACTGGGGCCTCCGAGGCGGGGCAGGCTCGAGCGTGTCCATGGGATCGACGCCCGCGAACCTCCGGGCCGCCTCGAGCTCGCGCAGGAGCTCGACCAGGAGCCGGTCGAGCTCGGAGAGCTCGCGGGGGCCGACGATGTCTGGACAGGGTGATGCCCTCCCCACCCAGGCCGTTGTCATAGGGCCCCAGCTCGCCGCAGGCGGCACAGCGGACGACGTCGCCCGGTTCCGGGTGCCGCGCCCCGCCGGCCGACGGCGATCGCTGCCTGGGTCTTCTTACGGGGGCTGCTTCTCATGGCTGGTTTTCCGGAGGGTAGTTCGACCAGATGGCGCCACCAGCCTCATGGCTGCCGGCGTGGCCCCGAGGAAGTACGCAGATGAGCACGACGTCTTTCAGAGAGACGAGCTCGTCAGGGGGCGCAGTCATTCCGCAGCCCGGACCCGTTGCTTCGACAGGCAGTTGCCGCTGTTCGTCTTCGACGTCGGCGCACCAGTCGTCGTGCTGCCGCTGGAATGCGGCTCCGAGCAGCTCGAAGAAGGGGCCGGGGTCAACGAAACACCGGAAGCCCCGTTGGTCGGATGGCGTCGCGGCGGAGCCTTCTTCGAGGTCTTCTTCTTGGTTGAGCTCGGCGACCTTGAAGTCGAGCTGGAGCAGGCCACGCTGGATGACCTCGACGCTCTCGAGAATCACTTGATCTCCCATGGTTCATTTCCTCCCGCTATGCTTCGATGCCTTCTTCTTGGGCGCTTTCTTCTCCAGCTGCCGGCGGACTCTGGCGGCGATCGCCTGACGGTTGACGCCGAGAGCCTTGCAGGCCAGATCCACGGGTGCTTTGCCGGGAGACACGTCCCAGGTGGAATGGATGATCCACCCGCTCACGAGTAGCTCGAGGGCCAGGAGGCGCGCCTCGGCCGAGGTCATCTTGCCCAGGAGCGCACGGAGCGCACCACAGTGATCAGGCCCACCGAAGCGGCGCTTGGGCGGCTCAATTCCGCGGCGTCGACAGACTTCTCTCGCGGCGTCCGCCCAGACCTCCGCAATGACGCCGGCGGCCACGGCGTGCCAGATCTCGGTCTTCTCCTGATGCTCCGCCGCGGTCATGACCTCGGCCACGACAGCGCGTCCGGCTTCGACTTGGGCCAGGCGCTTGCGCCGCTCCACAGTGTTGCGACTGTCGCCGGCGCGCTCCCTCGCCGTGGCGCGCTTCGCCCACTCGTACTTCGACCCCAGAGCCGCGGCGGCCTCCTTCCGCGGCACCAGCTCGTGGACCACTCCGTCCTCGCCGACAGCGACGACGCCCCCACCCAGATCCTCGATGGTCTTCTTGCCGAGAAGCTGGCGGAGCGGTCGGATCTTCGGGTCCAGATGCTCACGTTCTGAAAGGTTTAAGTAACTGCCGCTCCCCAAGACCCCAGCCCCGCGGATCGCCTTCTCGGCCTCCTTGCCCTCGAGGACCGTTCGACCCATCGCGGCAGCCTCCTCGAGCGCCCTCGTCTGGAACGCTTCGCGCTTCTTGCCGAAACAGGAGTGGTCGAGACAGGAGTCGTTGCGGGAGGTGTCCCCGAAGAGCTCAGGCTGGGCGCCAGTCCGTTTGGGGCAGGTGGAACAGGCGCCGGCCTCGGGCACGAGCTCGGCGTCGGTGAGCTTCCAGGGCGCCGCCCTGAGGTACGTCATGAAGTCCTCTGCGGCCTCTTTCGCCTCGGCGAGCGTCATGGGCTCGACGCACACTCCGCTGAATCTCTGCATGGGCTTCCCCGTTCGGCCATCGACGCCCGCGAACCTCCGGGCCGCTTCGAGCTGCTGGTCGGAGGCGAGCTTCGTAACCAGGAGCGCCGTCGCGGCCGTCAGCCGGCCGCCGGTGAAGAGCCGCCGGGCCTCGTCGGGGAGCCTGATCAGCTGGAGGCGGCTGTAGATGTAGGCTTTGCTCTTCCCCACCTGGGCGGCGAGGTCCTCGACGGGGTGGCCGTGGAGTTCATGGAGCTGGCGGTAGCACTCAGCCTCTTCGAGTGGGTGGAGATCCTCGCGCTGGAGGTTCTCGATGATCATGAGTTCGATCGCCTGGCGGTCGTCGAGCTCCCGGATGACGACGGGAAGCCACTCCAGGCCCGCCTCCCGCGCGGCGCGCAGCCGCCGATGGCCGGCCAGGACCTCGAGGGTGTCCCCCGTCCCGTTGCGACGGACGACAAGGGGTTGGAGTATCCCGTAGGAGCGGACCGACTCCACGAGCTCGGCCATCCTGGCTGGGTCCACGGTCCGGCGGGGGTTGAGCTTCGACTCGCGGAGCGTCGAGATTTCGACGCTAGCCAAGGCTCCGTGCTTGGGCGCGTCGGTGGTCGGGTTCGTTTCCATCAGTCCTCCAGTTTCAGATTGAAGGTCTTGTCGTGCGCGACGTAGAGGCCACGACCGGTGCGGCGTACCAAGCGGAGAGCCACCATCCCGTACTTGTAGCGAAGCAAAGCGTCCGCGACGTTCTTCCGAGTGCTGAGCGGCCTGGTAGTGGCTCTCAGGGCCGCTAGGATCTTGGCCCCGCGTCGCTCCTTCGACAGCCGGCCGACGACGAGGGGGAGCACAGCCGTGCCTTTGCCACTGGTGTCGCCAGAAGGGGGCGAACCGTTCCGACGCCGGCGCGCGCGGGGGCCCTTGCTTTCCCCTGGTCCCAGGATGGCCCGGGTAACCTTCGATTCGTCGGCGCCGTGCGTGACCAGTTCCATCTTCGGTGCAACTACCTCCGGGTCCGGCTTTGGGGGCCGATTGTCCGCCGCGGTGATAGAGGTGGTGGGACGAGAAGGTGGAGCCTCCCCGCGGAGGCGACGGATCAGCTCCACCAGGTCGTCCAAAGTTTCTATGTGGATCCGGATGCCAGCGACTTCGACTTGATAGCTCATTGCGATTCCCTCCGACGCTCCGAGTACCAATCCTCGAGCGGCCCGTCGCCGAGGCCGAAGCGCGCTCGGATACCGGCGGCGTTGCACCGCTGACCCCTTCCCGTTCCGTCAGGAAGCGTGTGATCTCGCCGGGACCTCCTCGGCGGGTCTGACCCGAGAGGAACCTCCCGCCCCGAGGCGAGTGACAGACCCGCCTCGCATCGGGGGCAACAGATGTGACAGGCTTCGATTGCGGTCAGGGCTTCGGTGCAGGCCAGGCAAGTCCGCCCTCCGCCGAGCCACTGCCGGAAGTCGTAGACCCGCAACCCGCATCGGTCGCACTTCTGCGTCCTGGTCATACCTCCGTCCTCCCCGGGGACAAGAGGACCCAAGCCGAATTCATTACGGCAGAGAAGGCAGGTGGATCTCCGAGGTCCTCGCGTGCCTCTTTTTCCACGCTGGTTTAAGCGCCGCGACGCGGCCGCACCAGGAAGCGTCTCCTCGGGCCCGCCAGATGGATCTTGCCCACAGGACCCACGAGCACCGTCCCGGAGCGTCTGCGTCATGAATACCACTGACGACAATACCGTGTTCTGGGGCGATGCGGTTCCAGCCTCTCCACAGCAGGCGCTGCAGAGATCGGCCTCGACCCAGTAGCAGGAGCTCCCAGTTCGCTCGACGCAGTCTCCGCAGTCGTCGTCGGTACAGCCGCACACACGGCAGCGACGGGCGTCGACGGGTGAGGATTGCCCCGATAGCAGGCGGAGCAGCTCCCCTTCACCGGCGAGCTTCTTGTGGATCAGTTCGAGGACCTCACCGACGTGACCAGTTGAAGCGGCCTCGGAGAGGTAGGTGTGGTAGAGATGAGGGGGCTGGCGATGCTCAGTTTCAAGAAACTCGGCGAAGCCGATCAGCTGATCGGCGACGCCTCGCATCTCCTTCGTGCTTCGGAATGCGAGTGTGAAGCCGAAGGGAGTTACGATCCCGAACATGAGGCTGCCCTCCTTTGGTGGTGCTCGTCCGTGGCCTGGCGTATGAACGTACTGACGTCCTCAAGACACCCGCCACTCCAGACGGTCTCTGGCACCGGGTAAAAGCAGTAACTGCGCCAGGCCCCATTCCACCTGACCTGGCCTAGAACGTCGCCGGTCCGATTGTTCTGGATCGACCACCGGTGTGTTTTCGCCCCCGGTCGGGTTCCGTTGCTGTCTTCGCACTCGAAGTGGATGAATAAGAACTGTGTCCTCATCACTTCCTCCGGCCTCTTTCCAGAGAGTCAGAAAGCGCGATGGTCGCCTCTGCGATGCACCGGCATTGCCCGTCGTGGTCGGTGCAGCGTGACTGGGTTCCGAACCAGAGGTAGAAGTTCCGCGTATGAGTTGCGCCTCGGATCACGCCTTCCCTGCGTGCCGGTTCGTCGATGGCGACGCGCACACTCCGGACAACCGCCGCGACGCTGAAGACCAAGGCGGACGAAACGACAGCGGAAGTCACAGCCAAGAGGACCAGGCGAGACGCCACGAGTGGGATTCGATCGCGCCGGCGGCTTGGCCTCATAGCAGTCCCTCGCGGGCTACGCGGCGGGCGCGGTAATCGATTCCCCGAAGCTGACGGCAAGTCCGATGCCACAGTCGGCAAAACCTAGCGGCCCTGGTTCGATGGCCGACGACGTCGGAGGCCCACGCCGCGTATCCCGCGCTCGCGAAGTCGTCACTCCCGGCAGTTGCAGCCACACGTCGGGCTTGGGTCAGCGCCTCGCGGTAGAGCCGGTAGAAGCCGTCTCGGCGCCGCTTGATGATCTCCAACGAGATCACGGCGCCGATCCCCCTTGGTGCAGGCGCACGATCTCTCCCGTCCCCCCGCACTCCGAGCACGTGATGGGTTTGATGATCCCCAGCTTCACCGAGAGGTCTGAACCGGGAGGCAGCTCCTCCCACGCGCGCCACGGAGTTCCGTCGTCGTCGTTTGCGATCTTCCCGCAGCCGTCGCAGGTCTGGCATTTCACGACTGACGATTCAGCACCGATCGTTTCTTCCAGGTCGTCGTCCTCTATCCCGGTGTTGTCCCCTTCTTGAGGAGCCTCGGTCGGAGGAGTTCCTGTCGATTGAGGAAGCTCCCATCGCTGGATCGGCGCGGGCGCCTGGATCACGGCTGCCCGCGCAACCTCCTCGCTCGTGGGGTGGATTCCGTAGACGGAATCGGGGTTGTAAAACTGGCTGACGATCGGCTCGGCCTGGCCCGCCGAGAAGAGATCGATTCGGATGAATCCTTTGCCGGCGATGTCCTGCTCGGTCATGCGACCCACAAGCCGACGGTGACCCATGAGCTCGAGGACGCCCCATTGATTGAACTGCTGATCGCTCACGTGATCTCCCCTTCCTCTCCGGCTGGAGCCAGTGGCAGGGGCAGGAGCTCTTGGTAAGCCTCGAGCTTCATGTCCCGGCGGCGCTGGAACAGGACCGAGGAGTAGGACTTGATGGAAGGGACGCTGGCCTTGCAGACGATACCGAGCTCTGCGACGTCTCGGTCCTCCGAGGGCTTGAACGTGAATTCGAGGACAATTTTTCGGGTGGCCTTGGCCCGTGTCCTCGGATCGTCGATCGAGTCGAGGACCTCCCGGAGCTTCACGGCGAAGAAGGTCCCGGCCGCTCCACCCCCGATCAAGCCCAGTGGGACGTTTGTTAAGGCCGGTTCCTTGTCCTTCCTGGTCATCACACTCTCCTTTTCAATGCCTCCCCCCGCGCGGCGGCGAATACAGAGCCTTTGGTCACCGCCGCGCGTGGGTTTTGGTTTTCCCTTCGCCACAAGCCTGTTTTTCCACCGGTCACTTCATGGGCATCACTCTCCTTTCGTTCGAGTCCAGGGGGCTAACCTAGAAGAGCTCAAGCTGACCGCGCGCCGGGCGCCACGTGATGCTGAGTCGCGCCGTGATGGCGCAGATTTTGGACGGACCGTTTTCCACGAAGCCGTTGTCACGGAGCTCGGGGAGACGTCTCGATGGGACGTGACGCTCGAGGCCCGTGTTCCGGGCGATCTCGGCCGCGGTCTGCCCTGGAAACCGCTCCACCTCCTCGAGACAGATTTCCCGCTGGCGCCTCCCTGTTCCGTGCTCCTCGATTGCCCCAGCCGCCGCGTGTGACGTGGCGGGGTCGCTCGAACGCGCGAGGGCCATCACCGTGAGTCCGCCGGTAGACCGATCTCAGCCATGAGATCCAGGACCCGCTGAAGCTGGCCCCGCATCTCGCTGCTCATCAGGGCGGCGTAGTTCTGGGCCGAAGCGATGGCGATGTGCAGGTGAGCGGACTGGAGAAGTCGGAGACGCGAGAGGAGCTCAGTCTCCCCGTGGATCTTCATGGCCGAGGACGAGAGACAGATCGAAAAGCTGGCCGACGTCTGCCATGGCGCGTCCTTTGGGCGATTGGGACGAGCGTCGTCGCCTGATGCAGGCTCATCGCCTCCTCGAACATTGCACCCTCGCGCCCGCCTGTTGCGGAAGCTCGCCTCGCGGCCGGGCACGACGGCGAGCTCTTGACGGGGCAAAGGCGCTGCGGTACAACTGGACCTGTCCATGGTGGCCTCCGGTCTTGTGGCGGCCCCACGGAGCTAACTTGTTGTACTAACCCCTCTTTGAAAGGCTCGCAATCCTATCGATCGACGGGGGCCGTAGTTCAGTCTGGTTAGAACGCTGGCCTGTCAAGCCAAGGTTCCAAACCAGGTCCCCGAGATAGGGTTCGCGGGCTAACTTTCTGAAGGGCATGTTGTTCCCAAGTCGGAGTTAGCTCGTGGGGCGCCCGGTGTTCGTTGCACCGGGCGTCCACTTTTTTAACACCCCGAAACAGATTCGACCCCACAAAAAGAATCCGCCGTTGAAAGCTGAATCGGGTGAGAACCTGATTCGCGGCGGATCGATCGTGGGGTCGAAGCTGTTTCATCCTCACCCTCCCTTCAGCTTTCGGGAGTCATCCTAATTGCGCCACGTCGGCGCCCGCAAGAAAAAAACTCAGGGCCGGAGGAAGTATTTTATAACCCCAAGTCCAGAACCTCGATCCGCCGGCTCTCCCAGTCCGGTGAAGCGAGCACATAGCCCATCGTCGACTGGATTCGGCGGTGGCCCATCCACTGTTGGACGACCGCGAGCGGGGTATTGGCCATGACGAGCCGCGTCGCGAAAGTCCGCCTCAAATCGTGGAGCGTGCAAGGCTCGATCCCGCCGCGGGCCGCTGCCCGGGCGAGGGCCTTGCGGACATCGACGAACGGACGCCCGGTCGCCGGGTTGGGGAAGATCCACGGCTGGGCCGTGGGCAGCCGCTCCGCGATGATCTCCCGCGCGGGGCGGGCGAGCGGGAGGTTCAGGCGGCGGCGCCCTTTGCTGACGACCAGGTGGAGGACCGTGCCCCCGTGGGTGACCTGGTCGCGCTGGAGATCGAGCGCTTGCCGCTTCCTGAGCCCGGTGTAGTACACGATCGCGAAGATGTCCGCGAACGGTTGTTCGGCAGCCATGATCAGGCGGGTGATCTCATCCTCCGTCAGGGCTCGGCCGGCTGTCTCCGGGACGGGAAGGAACGCCGGCGCCGGCGCGCCTGTCGCTCCCGCCTTTGAGGATTCCCCACCGTCTTGATCTCGACAGGATCCGGCAGACGAGCCGAAGGCAGTGATTGACCGTCTGATGGGAAAGGCCCTTCTGGAGCAGCTTTCCAGCGAATTGATCAAGGGTCTCGTCCTGTTATACACTGCCCTGGCACGTCACCGAGGAGCGGGAGAAGGTGATTGCGAAGCCTGGACTCATCGGTCGCGTGAGATGTGAGGCGGTTGCGGCTCCAGTCGCGGAGCCATCGGTCGGCGAGGACGGAGAAGCCGACAGTGGTCGACTTCAGAAGCGGCTCCCTGGCCATGGATCTGTCTCTCCCATGACCGTCCCTGGCGTGACGAACTCTTCCTTGAAGGGTGACCACGACGGGACCCGAGCGGGGAGGCGAGGCTTGCGGCTGTCAGCCCAGGGTTGAGGTCGTTAATCTACCAAAGAGAAGGCTCTAGGTCAATGGGGGCCACTTTTAGGAGGTTGATTCAAAATGTACTACTGTCTGCAGTGCGGAGGGACTCCGGATCGGTTGAAGACCAGGACCCGAAGCCCTCAAGAACCGCGCGAAGGAGGTCACACCCCCCGCAGCCTCGCCCTGACGCTCCCCGCCAGCTGATCCTCGAGGCTCTTGGGCGGAGCCGGGGTCTCGTTTCCGGTGATGCGCGAGACCCACTTGCTCATGGCGCCGCGCTTCTCCGCCGACCGGCCGATCGTGTAGACACCGACGACGCCCGCCCAGACCCAGAGGAAGTCGGAAAGGATCTGGTTCGAGGCGTCGAGGATCTGCTGAAAGACCGCCTCGGTCCCGCCGACCAGGTGCTGGAGCACGATGTAGCGCAGCCCAAGGATCTCTCCGAGGACGATCACGACGAGGCCGCTGTAGATGACCGTCGGTCTCGCCCGCTTCGTGAAGTTGTCACCTTGCTGGATTTCCGCGAGCATGACGTCCCGCCGCGCGGCGATCTCCGAGCGTACCGTCTCCTCGACGCCTTTTTCGTACTCGGCGACGACGGCGCCGATCTGCAACTCGTATTCGCGCTTGGCCGCCTCCGCCGCCGCGCGGGCCGCGGTCTTCTCGTCGGCCGTCTGAACGAAACGGTCCACGCCATCGGCGACGCCGTCGATGAGGCTCTTCCCGACCCCGACTAACTTATCGATGAGTCCCACTGCGCACCTCCTTGCTGAAAGATCTCGAGCTGAAAGGGGAAATCCCCGTAGAGCCCGAGAAACGCCTCGAGGGCCTCCCGACTCTCAAGCACCGCCCAAAGTCCTCCGAGCGATCCGAGCCGGTTACCGAGTGCAATGCAGCCCTCGACGTCGTGCATGGTGTTCCCGCGGTGGAATAGAATATGGGAGCGGCCGGGCACGCCGAGGACCTCCACCGTGTCGTAGCCTCCACGGTTGTAGCGTCTGGGCTCGCACCTATACGTGCCCTCGGGGATGCAGGAGATGCTGGGCCTATTGTCGAGCCACGGCCGCTCCACCGTGTAAAGGGTGAACTCCCCCAGGTTGAGGCGCCCGAACGTGCCCATGGGCGAGTAACAGAATCGTCCTAGTCGATGGGTTATCATGGGATCATCCTCACGAGTCTTTCGAGGAGCTTGCGGATCATCGTCCGGTCCTCCTCGCCGATCGGTGCGGGCGGCCCTGCCGCTCCCGAGAGTTGGTTCTGCGCGACGATCGTCTCGAGCCTTTCGATCCTCTGACCGCGCAGGTGATAATCCTCGACCGCGTCGAACACGATGGGGGCGAGGAGCGGGAGGAGTTTCAGAGCCGTCCGCCTCGTAAGGCGGACCCGGACCGTGAAGCCTCCTCCATCAGTCGACCCGGTCCCCATGTCCTGACCTCCCCGAGGCGACGCTCACGCCTAGGAGGATGAACAGAACCGCGGTGTAGAGCGCCATCCCCGTCGCTAAGCCTTCGACGTAGCCCGACAGGATCGGGAGTCCGGCGAGGATACCCAAGAGGGCAAGGATGGAGACGCCAGCAGAGGCACTGACGATCCACCGCCAGGGTTTACCGAACATCCAGCAGACCCCTCCGATCCCCACGCACATGAAGCCGAAACCCGTCAGTGGGCTCGGCTGACCGCGGACGATGTACGGCAGATCCAGGGCAAGGACATCGAAAGCGCGGATGAGACGGACCATCCCGCCACCCCCTGGCTGAAACGAGTCCACGACGAGCCCAATAAGGCCGAAAGACGCCGCTGCGCCGACGAACTCCGACCACTCGCCCAGACCGTCGCCCGAGGCCACGTAGACGACGATCCCGGCAAGGATGAACCCCACCGCGGTCACGGGTAGTATCGGTGTCATGCTGTGCCATGGGGCTCGGAGGACGGCCTGTCCAAGAATCCAGCCGCCGGCGAGGATGACGAGTCCGGCGGCCGAGACGAGGATCGGAAGGAACTTAAGAAGCTGCTTCATGTTCGCCCTGCTGCCAGCGTGATGATCCACGTCAGGAGCGCCGTGAATCCGGCGACGGTGATGGCGATCACGCCACCGACGACGGCGCGCCGGATCGTGCGCATCGACTCCTCGAGCCCCGTGACACGCGTTTCTAGAACGATGAGGATGTCGTGATCGGATCGGTTATCGACCATGCTCTCCATGCCCTTCCTCGTCTCCCGTCTGCCAGGACGAAGACTTTCTTACACCCGATCGAACTCCCATTCGATTTCTCGGATCGCCACGTGGGTCCGGGTGGCTCCCCACGTCTTGATCTTCACCCGCAGGTGATTGTTCAGCCGCCCGAGCCCCGACTCGGAGATCTCGAGCGCCTCGTCGTAGGTCCAGGACGTGCCCGTAACTCCGATCTCGGTGTGGACGAGGGTGTCGAGTTCCCCGTAGACGAAGATGTCGTACTCGGTCAGTGGTTCCGCGGCGTCGGTCTTCCCGGAGTCGGAGTAGCTCCACGTTCCGAGCCGGTTGCGGTGCGACCACGACACCGTCAGCTCCCCGCTGATCGACGCGGGATAGCCGACGTCGTTGAATTCGACGGCGGTCGGACAGTAGACCCGTTCGGATCGGGGAGGGTCCTGGGCCACGACCAGAGAATCGAGGCAGGAGTTGAACGGGAATTCACCCGAGTTGTTGTAGGGCTGGAAGCGTAAGTCGTTGTTGATCGAGGCGCTTGGCGGGACGGGGCCCAAGATGTTCAGGATCTCGCTGCCGTATGACAGAAACCAGACCCGGGTGCCGGACGGGTAGGCGGTCGGCGCCGTGTCGAGACACCCGCGGGCGAGGACCTGCAGCGTCACGGTCCCGTCTCCCTGGACGACGTCCCGGAACGCGATGAACTCCTCGAAACCTCCTGACTCCAACCAGGCGACGTTGATGCCCCGCGAGTAATCCGGGGCGCTGACCGAGTCCACGCGGCCGCTGTCGGGTCCAGAGATCACGACGATCTCGTCGGTCAGCTCGTCGATGGCGGATTGCAAAGTCCCAGACGGCGTGAGGAATGGGACCGTGTAGGGCACGAACCATCCCCCCTCCGGCCTCTTGACGTGGACCTTGTAGCCCATCGTGATGCCGACCGCTCCCCGCGCGGCCACCACCACCGCCTGCTGGACGTCCGCTCCCTGGTAGCCGTAGTCCTTCACGGCCTCGTAGGGGGCCGACATCGCGCCCTGGTCGGTGAGGGCCGGGACGTCGCCGGCGGGATCCTCCCAGCCGGTGGGCGGCGGCGGCGTGTAGCCGGTCCAGGACACCCCGAAGACGTCTTCCATGGCCTCGATCTGGATCCGGCCCGAGTCGAGCCGGCCGGTCCCGACGCGGACGACGCGGCAGACCATCCCCAAGATCCCCAGGGGCGGCCAGACGAGCTTGAAGACCGTGCCGGGTCGAAAGCTCCAGGCGGAGCGGTCGGCCTCGATCGTGAGCGTCGCGAGCGGGTAGGAGAGAGCCGCCAGCGCCCGGGCGGCGCCCTTCTGGGCGTTCGTCGCGGTTGAGAACCCCCTCATCGTCAGTTCCTGGACGGAGACCTCTCCGCCCTGCAGCTCGATCGAAGCCAGGTCCTGGGCCTGGACCGTCTTCTCCACGAAGCCGCCGGCGCGGTCCACGTAAGGGACGCGGATCTGGTTCTTCAACTCGCCCCAGGAGGGCCGGCCGAAGGAGGTGACGGTGCAGGAGTCGGAGTCGAGGACGGGCAGGTCCTCCTCGTCGTAGTCGAGGCGGACGAGCCGGATCGTGAGGAGCCCGCTCGAGGGCTCCACGTAGATGATCCCGTCGATGTGGCGGAGGATCTCGATGATGAGGTCCCTCGCCGGCGTCGTCTGGTCCTGGAGCATGGAGAGGCCGAACTCCTCGGTCGCGAGGGTCTGACCCACGGAGCGGAAGGCGTCGAGGTCGAGGAAGCCCGCCGGGAGACCAAGGCCGTTGTCCGACGGCGCGCTCGTCAGGAGGTCGTAGATCATGTTGGCGGGGTTGGCGTCCCCGTCGATATTGTGGGCGCCTCCGCTGAGGCCGAGCCCGTTAGGGCACCGCCTGACGACGGCAGCGACGGGTTTGATGTAGGGACTTGTCCCCAGGTAGACATGGCGGAAGACGGCGTAGCAGATCCGTCTCCAACCCGGCAGGTCCTCCCCAAGTGCGGCCTCGAGGTAGTCGTCGGCCGTCTGAACCGGTGTCCCGCGGTAGACGAAGACGTCGCCGACAACACCTCCATCGGACTCCTCACCGCCGAAGAGGTTGGGCTCTTGGATCAAGATCTCGGTCCGATCCGCCTGCACGTCGAACGAGACGTTCACGGGGACCCGGTCATCGAAGCGCAGCTCGAGGATCTCGTCGATTTCACCTGAGCACAGGACGAGCTGAATCCCCAGGGAGTACCGGTAACCGGTGGTGACGTTGGTCGATGAGAAGAGGCCGGTCCGGACCCGCTCCTTGATCGCCTGCACCTCGAGATCCCCGTACCAGGTGACCATGGGGCCCGCGATCTTGCATGTGCCCCACACAACGGGGATCGCCCGGCCCTCCCCTATCGTCGGGAACTGGAAATCGCCGAGCGCGGAGGGCGCCGGCGTGTCGAACTTGGGCTTGGGCCGCAAGACCTCGTAGAGGAGCGTCCCCACGACGTAGATGAGCGCCGTGACCCACCACGCCATCAGTCGATCCTCCCGGTGAAGGGGTTCCGGCCCGGAAGGCGCGACCACCCAAGGTGGTTGACGAGGTTGTCGAACTTGCCGAGGCAGGTGGCCTCGAGGTGGTCGCAGCCCCAATAAGCCCAGACCTCATCGAGGGAGGCGAGCCCGGGGAGGGGGGAGATGAGCGTGACGGTGTCTCCGACGTGGTCCGCTATGAAACGTGTCTCGCTCGACTCCTGATTGACGAGCCGTCCCGCGCTGAACCATCCATCGGGCCGAAGCGCGAAGTCGTTCGAGACGACGGTCTTTCCGTCGACGGTCGTCACGGTGATGGGATCCCGAGACGTCGTCGGGTTCGCGCCGCACCCGGCCGAGTAGAGGACGTGGTTGCAGGGGTTCTGCATGGCGAGCACCGGCACGGGCCGGGAGAGGAGCGCCATGAGGCTCGCGCCGACTAGGACCGCCTGGGACTCCTCGAAGCGAGCCCGGATGATCCGGCCGCTGTAGATCGCCACGGCCAGGCTCTCCTCGCCTCGGTGAGCCCTGTAGACGGTGACCCACATGGGGCTCGATGGGAGATCTCCGATAAAGGGGGTGGCGATGGGATTAGTCCGCGACACCGCAAACTCAATCGTCTCCCCCGTGTCCTCCTGAGAGAAGTCGAGCTCGGTGCGCGTGATGACCTCGGGCGTGAAGCCGCCCGACGGCAGCGTGATCTCGCGGTCGGCCGAGGTGAAGAGCCACGTCTGGTCTCCCAGCGCGAAGCGGAATCCCTCGACCGGCTGGCCAGCATGGCGGCTCTTCTCTCTGGCGTCGTAGGTCATACGGGCGCCTCGAGGGGGATCTCACGAGCCAAGATCGTCGCCTCGGCGAGGTTCCCGGTGGGATAGGAGATCTCCACGAGGTCCTCCTCGAGGCGGCAGAGCTTGAGGAACGAGATCACCGTGTCGGCCTTCGGGTAATCCCGGACGGCGATCGGATCGAGGGTCACGGTTTCCGTGATTTCGTCGGCTGGGTCGGTCGCGTCGGCGACCCGGTAGAAGTCCATGGAGCCGTTCCGCAAGGTCCAAAAGGCCAGATGCCGGCGGGCACCGGTGGTCCCCCACATCTGCTGGCGGAACCGGACCCAACGGATCGTGACGATCGATTGATCCTCGAGGACGTCCTCGGCGAGAGACAGGTCCCACTGGAAGCTGGGCATCCAGAAGGGGATGGCGCGGCCGACCCGGGCGTCCAGGAAGGCCCGCATTTCGGCGATCTCGGGGCGTCCGAAGGCGGTCCAGGTGAAGGGCCGCCCGGGCGCCGGCGCCGGCGACTGCTCGTCGGCGACGCGCTTACCGGTTTCCGAGTCGAGGAGCGCAAACTTCCTGCGGAGCCGCTCCTCGATCGCCCCCAACCGGTTGTAGTTGAGGTCGAGGACCTCGTAGCCCAGGTAGGTCATGGGAGAACCCATTCAATGAGAGCGGACAGGACGCCCCCAAGGGCCCACGGAAGGACGTCGAGGAGCGCGGGGCGCCACTTCCCGCCGCTCAACCGCTCCGAGAGGACTTCCCACGCGATGCCCAGAATCGCGGCCACCGGGATCGCCACGAAGGATTGACCGGCGAGCTGCGCGGCGAGGAGGCCGCCCAGCGCTCCCCAGGCGACGTGGGCGGAGAACGACTCCGTCTTTTTTCCCAGCAGTCGCGTCACGGCCTGAACCCGTCGATGTCGAAGGTCAGCTCCGTCGACGCCATCATGAGCGACTCCCACGTCAGCCCTTCCTCCTCCGATAGGCGGCCGACGACGAGGGGGAGGACAGCCGTGACGCCCGCGGTCCACGCCTTGCGCAGGCCGAGGGACAGGACGAGCTGATCGGCCTCGACCGATTCGATGGTCTGTGCCTCCCAGTTGTAGGGATCCGTCCACAGCAGGACGAGGCCTCCGGGTTCGAAGGGGATGTCCGTGGTGTCACAGTAGACGAGCAGATCATCGGGGACGGCGTCCTGGGCGAGCTCGGCCCGGAATTGCCAGCGCGCGACCCCGAAGGGCCGAGCCTGATTGCCGAAGAGGATCGCGCCGGCCATCTGTGCGTCGCGCAGCTCGTTGAGGAGCGCCGCGTAGGTGATCGTCCCGATCGGCACCTCGCGCAGCTGGATCCGTTGCTCCATGCCCCGGAAGGACTCGAGGATGTCGGTCATGTAGCCGAACGTCTCGCGGACCGGCTCCGCCCAGTTCGGCGGGAACGGGAACGGGATCAGCCGGAAGCCCAGGATCCGGATGTTCGTCCCCGCCGGGTCGAGGGACGTAAAGACCCACGTGATCAGGTTGTCGATCAAGGGGTCCCCCTCGGCGAAGACCTTGATCTCGTAGATCTGGGAGTCCGACGACGGGAAGTGGGCGGGCTGGCCGAGGTGGTCCACGACCTCGATCCCGGCGGGCCCGGCGACGGTGATCTCCTCCATCGTCTTTGCGCGAGAGTGGAAGGCGTTCCAGACCTCGACTTCGATCTCCTGCTCGGAGACGACAGCCCCGAGATCTCGCCGGCGAGGGATCACGTGGATCCGGTTGAGGATCGCGAGATCCTGGACGGGAGCGCCGGCGCCGGTCATCGCGAACGCGTCCGGGCGCGGATCGGCCAGCCCCCCGGGTGTGCCGCCGAGAACTGACACGAGGTGCAGAGGCTGGGCAGTCGGGAGATCAAGGACCGCTCCGGAAAGGTCCGTCGACGCTCCAGCTCCCGGGCCCAGGTGGAGCGGCGCGGGGATTTCGACCGCGGCTGGCATCGTCTAGGCGGCCTTACGGACCGCGAAGAACGGGAAGAGCATGTAGTCCAGACCGCCGACCTGATAGATCTCGCCGGCGGCGAAGCCGTTCCCGACCGCCTCGGTCCAGAAGACGGTGGGAGGATAGCCGACCGGGGCCCACCGGTCTCCCGGGTCGGTCTCCAAGAAGCAGTGGAGGGGCAGCAAAAGGGCGCCGGCGAAAGCGCTCTGGAGGGTCCGTTCCCCGGGGCCGCCGGACCCGTCGTCCCAGAGATACTGGTAGTTGGGGTACTCGTCCTCTTCCATGCCTCCCTGCGCGGCGAGGCACTTGTTGAGCGCGTCGCGCATCCGACGGCCCGTCCAGCCGTAGCTATCGTTCTCGCTCTTGCAATCCGAAATCCAGCGGTCGGACCACGAGGCGATGTCGACGAAGACAAACGCGGTCGCGTGGGTCAAAAGTGACCCGGACGTCGCCGAGGTATCCTCATCGGTGTGAGACATCGGGGGGTAAGAGGTGAGGTCGAAGCCTCGGCGAACGGAGACGTCGCCGGCCTCGGCGGTGTTCAGTCGCGCGCTCGAGCTTGCGAAGAAATACGGGAAATCCTCGGGGAGAGACGCTCGTTGCATCGAGGGACCCCATCCCATGTGGCAGAAGATCCCCGGGGACCGCTCCACCACCACCGTGATGTGGTCGTTGCCGTCGTCGAAGAAGTGGTAGGCCGCGACCGACCCAGAGGGGAGGTTCATCCCGCAGCCGACGATCGTCGTATCGAACGGTCGCCGCGGTCCGCCGGGCTGGGCGTCCCAGGGGGCCCCGGCGCTCCAGCCGGTCCCCAGGTAGAACCCGATCCCGTAACCGCCGTTTCCGAGGTCGTGGAAGCCGCCGCCGACGAACTTGGTCCAAATCCGCTCATTCATGGCGGCGCGGAAGTTCAGATGGAGGCTCCCGGACTTCAGGAGGTGCGCTCTCCATCCCGCGCCGTCCGCCGCGGAAAGGTTGATGGTCCATCCCTGGTTGGAAAGCCATGTCACCAAGGTCTGGAGGAGATTCGTAGGGGAGCTAGAGATCCCCGTCTGGTAGCTCGCGGCCATTTTTAGTCCAGCCCAACCGCGCAGAAGTCGTCACGGTCGTTGCGAAAGATATTGGGGAGCACGATCCAGTCGACCTGGCCGCTCCGGATCAAGGTCTCAGCCGTCAGGCCCTGACCGGACACAACCGCGATGCCCGGGAGCTGCGCGGGCGTGTTGTACCCCATCCCGACGTTCCCGATCATCATCATGACCGGCCAAAGGTCGTAGTTGCCGTCGGGGCCGGGATCGAGCTGGGAGAGACCGCAGCGGGTCGGCCACAGGATGTGCCGATCGACGTTGGGCGTGCCGGTGATACTGTCGCTGAGCGTCCCCTCGAGGGCCTTCCAGGCGCCGTCGAGGTTCCGAACCCTCAACTGCGAATGCCAGGGGGGCTGTTCGCCGGAAGCGCTCGGTGCGGCGCCCACGTCGGCGTGGGTGGGTGCGCGGTGCCGATTGTCGGAGAGAGACCAACGGTAATCTGTGTCGTTCCAAAGGAGGAACTCCCCGTGAGAGAGACTTCCACCGAGGACCACAGGATAGGGCCACTGGTTGGGAGAGTAGTAGGGCTCCGCAAGACCCAGGACCGCGATCTCGTACTGGGTCGAGATCTTGGCGATGACGATGACGCGCCGGCCGTCGCAGATGAACCAGTAGGGGATGGTGTCGTCCCAGAGCGGCAGGTAGAGGTTCCCTTGGAACCCCGCCTGCTGATAGAAGCGCGAGGTGGAGAGCCACGCGTCCATGCCGGCCAATTCCCAGTTGAAGTAGTCGGCATCTTGGCGCTCGAAGGCGTGGATGCCCACGAAGATCTCGGAATCCCCGTCGTTGCCCGGAGCCTGCCAAACGTACTCGTTGAAACAGGCGTCGACGTCGTCCGACTGCCGGAACATCCGCAGATTCCCCATCCGACACTGCGTGAAGCGAAGAGACGTGATGTGCCACCGGTACAGGGTGGCAGCCACCGGGGAGGCGATCGCGAACGTCTGTGGAATACCGTCGGCGAAGATGATCCCGGCCTGGGTGTCGAGCGTCACCCAATCCCCACCATCCCAATACTGGAGTTCCCAGTCCTCTGGGTGCTGCCCGGTTGCTTCCCAGGCCGTCAGCTCGTAGGAGTCGATCGTCTCGGCCTCGAAGAAGGTGATCTCCACGTTCTGTGGAATCGTGACGGATCCCAGGTTTTCCCAGGACCGAAGCGAGAGCGCAGAAAGATTGAACGGCCAGATGTTGAGCTTTCCGTCCACGAGGTTCTGGGCCCCGTTGATGCCTTCGTTGACCTGCGTGGCCAGGATCCGGCAGCCGCGCGACCGCCGTAGGCTGGTCCACTTGGGAGCTGTCGAGAGCGTGAACTCATCGCCGGCGACGAAGGCCGTGCCGCCGGCTGTCAGCAGAAACTCGATCTTCGCGTGGGAGAAAGGCGTGCCCACGGTCGCCGGGCCGATCGACCCCGAGACGCTCCCGACGACGTCGAAGGAAGTCGCGGAGGTCGCGGTGATCTCGAAGGTCTCGGCGACCGAGGACGCCCCGCCGGAATAGGCGGTGAGCGTGCCGTTACCGGTGCCGGCGTAGGAAAGCCCGAAGGCCGACCCCTTCCCCGTCAGGAACGTGTGGAGCCGCTCCAGGAGGTCGTTGTAGTCGTCGGCCGTCCCGGTGACGAACATCTTCAGTTCCCCAGGGCCGCGCGGATCGCGCGGCGGTTCTTGCTCATGGCCTTGACCAGGATCCGCTGCCCGGCTGGACTTTCGAGGTGGCTGAGGATGAGGCCCTCGTCGAGCCCGATGAGGAGACGACCGTCCAGGCTCCCCGCGGTTCCCCGACGGCCTTCCCCTACGAGCCCGCCCGCGGCGAACTGCGGGATGTAGGGCCTGACGGAAGGCACCTGAACCAGACCCCGGCCGCTCCTGTTGAGCGCCTCGAGGTGCTCGAGAATGCCCGGTTCTCGCACGATGGCCGCGCGCACCAGATACTCGCCTCGGGAGAACCAGGCGAGGTTCGAGTCGGAGGTGCCTGTTCCCCCGCCTCGAAGAAGGCCTCCCGTGGCCTTCTTCGGGGCCCCTCCGCCGGCGAATCCCGGGATCGAGGAGATGATGGAGGTCGCGATCTTCTGGGCGGCGAGTCGTCGGAGGTCGGCCAGGATCGAGAGCACCATGTCCCGGAATGCCTCTCGGACGGACTTCGATCCGGTGACCCCCGTATCGAAGAACTCGGCGAGCGCGTCACGGCCGGCGTCGAGTGCGACTGCGGCAAAGGTCTCGAGCGATCCCCGAGCACCTTCGATGGAGAGCCCGAGATTGTGGACGGCGTCCGAGAAGGCCACGGCCTGGGCGATCTTTTCCGGATCTCCCGTCGCCCGGGCTGCCGCCTCGAGGCCCTGGGCCAGGCGCTCAAGGGCCGCGAGACGCTCCTCCTCGATCGCGAGGAGCTGCTGCTCGCCCTGGACCTGGGAGAGGAGCCCTGCCGAGATCCGGGCCTCGATCTCCGCTCGGGCGGCGTCGAGTTCGGAGAGCGCACCTTCCGCCTGCCGTTTCGCCTCGTCGAACCGTATCCCCGTCTCGAGGGACCGGCGCAGGCGGTCCAGCGTCGCCTGCCGCTCCGCGTCCGGGGCTCCCTGCTTGCGAAGGAGGAGATCGGCCTTCCTGATCTCCTCGTCGATCCCCAGGAGCGCCGCCTCGAGGCGCTTGCCCTGGGCTTCGAGGATCTCCTTCTCGATCGCGAGCCGTTCCTGGCCGAGCTTGCGGACGGCGTCCCGCTCCTCGGCAAGCAGCGCCGCGACCGCTTCGCCATGCTCGAGGCGAGCCTTGGCCAGTTCCGCCTCGATCTTCCCCTCTTCCTGGAGCCGGCGGCCGGGATCGGGCTCGGCCTCGAGGAGGCCGCGCTTCTGCTCAAGGACCTCGATCTCCTTCGCGAGAGCATCCTCCGCAATCCGACGGCGCGCGGCGAAGTAGGCCCGGATGTCTTTGAGCCCTTCCTCGAAGGCTCGCTTCTCGGCCGCGTTGCGCAGGCCCGCCATCGTCCTGGCGAGGGCCAGCTCGCGGTCGAGGGTCGCTTGCATCGCCTGCGCTCGCTTGGCGGCGAGTTCAGAAGGATCTTCTGTGAGATCTCCTGGCGGCGTCTCTTCGCGCGGCTTGGGTGGGGGCGGTGTGGTTGTCAGGAGTTCGAACCGAGCTTTCATGCGCTCCGCCAACGCAGCATTCTCTGCCTCGATCGTCTGGTTCGCGGCTCGTGCGAACGCCTTCGCCTCATCGAAACGGCCGCGGACGAAAGACCAGAACGCTCGAGCGCTGGAGTCGACCTTGATGAGCAGGAACCCCAGATAGGTGCCGATCAGGTCAAAGCCGGCGCGCACAACGGTGACCATGAACTTCACGACGAGGCCCATTCCTTGTCCGAAGTTCTCCCAGACCTGCGTCGCCCGCTTGATGTCCCCACCCACGATCTGGAGTGCCTGGGAGAGATGCGGTACGAGGCCCGCGGCAATCCTTGTCCCGATGCCCTCGGCCTGGGCCTTCAGGAGCTCGAAGTCACTGTTCATTTGGCGGGCGGAATCGGCGAGCTTGGTGTCGATCAGGACCCCGAGCTCGCGGGCACGCTCGATCACCCTCCCGAGCCCTTCGTCCGCCAGGGCGTTCATCGTCGGGATCAGGTTCGCCCCCGAGCTCCCGAAGATGTCCATGGCCGTCTTGGTCTTCTGGATCGGGGCAGGCATTTCCGAGATGCGCTTCGCTATCAGCTCGAAGATCTCGACGGAATCCTTTCCCTTAAAATCCCGGATCGTGAGCCTAAGATTCCGAAGAGTGGCAATCGCCTTCGGGTTTCCCTGGGCTGCCTCGGCGAGGAACTTGTTTTGGTTGGCGAGCGCCGCTCCCATCTCCTCGAGGCTGGAGGCGGAAGTGCGGGCCACGAGGTGGAGAGCGGAGAGATGCTCGGTCGAGGCCCCGACCTTCTGGCCAAGCTTCCCGATCTGGTCGGCCGCGTCGGTTGAGGATTTGATCCACTGCTTGAACTGGGCGACCCCGAGAGCAACGCCAATGAATCCCAAGAGCTTAGTCGTCGATCCGAGGGCGCGGTTGAGCCCGAGGAAACCTCGGGATTGCTTGGCTGAGGTCTTCTCGGTCTCGGCTTGGACCTTTTTCAGCGCCGCGACGACTTCCGCGACGCCTTCGGCCGACAATCGCACGCGAACATCAGGAGTCGGCATGCCTTGGCCGTCCTCTCAAGATGTCCGGGGGTCTGGGGGGATTGGTGCGGGACTTCTGGTGGGGCGCCGTGATGCACCAACAGAGGAGCTGGTGGCGGTAGTCCTCCATGGCCAGCGCTCTCATCCGCCGGCGGTATGAAGAGAGAGCGACGCGGAGGGGCCAGCGGATGATCCGCTCCGCGCGTTCGTGATCTCCGTCGGCGATCTCTCGGACGAGATCCGTCCAGGACCCGTAGCGGCCGGGCCCGCTTTCTCCGCCGTCGCGGTCGGGATCGCCTCGTCGGACGAGGACGTCTTCGAAGTCCACAAGGAGACGATCCCGGTCTCGAAAAAAGAGGCGAGAAGGGAGAGGACGAGGCTTCGGATCCGGGCCTTGTCCTCGGGTTCGCGGAGCCGGCCAAGGAAACGCGCGGTCTCCTCGCCCATCTCGCGGGTCCACGCCTCCCCCGGGTCTCTGTCCCTTGGAGCCGCTTCCTCCGGGACCAGGAGGCACCCGAGGAGGTCGAGGATGGTCCCGCTCTCGACCGTCGCCTCGAGGAGCCGGCGGGCAAAGGCCTCAGGGCTTTCCCCGGCCTCGATCGTGACCTCGTCGATCCGGGCCCGCCTGACGAGCGCCAGGAAGTGGAAGTCCTGATCGACGGTAGATTCCCCCAGCGCGAGGAAGGTTCGGCCGGCGAGGACGTGCTTTTCTGGCGTCTCCGGCGTCATTACGCGACCTTGATCATCAGGAAGTGAGGCTCGTTCGGATGGACCACGGCGTCGGACTCGATGTCCCCGACCATGGTCCATTGGCCGTACTCGTCGGCGATGAAGCCGAGCGCCCCGTCAGAGCGGATCGAAGCCCGCCAGATCTCGATCTCGTACTTGGGACCGCGGGCGGGATCCCCGATGAATCGCAGGTAGCCCTTGACGGAGGTCTGGTTCATGCCGCGGACGGTGGGAAGCGCGATCGTCCCGTAGGTGTAATCCACGAGCAGATCCGAGCCGTCGGCGATCGCTCCGCCCTCGACGATGTAGATCCTGCCGGAGACGGCGTCGACCAGGTAGTCGTCGGTGACGTCGTAGGTGGTGCCGGCCGGGTCGCTCGTGACGACGACGGCGCTCACATCCCGGAAGAGGAGCGGGTAGTAGCGGCCTTGGAGGACATTCCCGACAGCCTCATCGGTGATGCCGGCGGTCGACTGCGAGAGGGTCGAGTTGTCCCCGAAGAGGGCCATGGCGAGGTTCTCCTTGGAGAACTCGTCGCCGGCGATCCGCAGCGCGAGGGTCGTCCTCAAGACGTCCGACGCGATGAGATCGGCCGCCTTGTCCGCTGAGCTGTACTTCTTGATGTCCTCGGAGGTCGGAGTGACCTCGAACGTCGGACAGTTGCCCAAGAAGAGCTCGCCTGTTCGCAGGCCGGCGGAATCGAAGCGATCGAAGTAGATCTTCCCGCGGCCCAGCAGGATGTTATTTCCGTTCACGTTCTGGGGCATAGCTCCTCCCGGCCCTTTTTAGGCGGCCTGCTCCGCGTCGTCGGCGCGGGACTGGTAGTAAATCCGGAACCTCGTGGTCGCCCGGCAGAATGAGGTTTCCGCTTGCTCGTACTCGAACCTCGTGTCCACCTCGTCGGGCGGGTCGTTGGCCAGTCCCCCGAGGCTTCCGGCCGCGGCGAGAGCTTTGGTCGCCCAGGCGAGAGTCGCGTCAGCCGCCTTGTCGGGCTCCTGGCCGCTCCCCGCTTTCTGAAGCGTCTCGATCGCCACGAGGACGTGCCGGCGGACGACGGGCCCGCGCGATGTGCGTCGCTCCTTTGGATCGCGCATCGCCTCCACGACCTCTTGGGACTGGTAGATGGTGTTGGCGGGGAGCTGGTCGACGTTGGGGGAATCGATCCGCGTCCGTATGAACTCGGGCAATCCGGCCGGGCGGGCGGTGTTGAGGGCCGTCACGGCGGCCGCAACGATCTGTTCGCGGATCGTGCTCACGGCGTCCTCAGGACAATGCGCGTCATGGCGCCGTCACCGTAGGGGCCGGTCCTCAGGACCTTCCGGGCCGCCCCCGCGACCGTTATGTCGACTCCCGAGGCGAGGCCTGGGAGGGATCCGGTCTCGATGTGGACCGATTCGTCGCCGGCCATGATG